TCCTGCTCGGCCAGCGCGGCGCGTAGGGCGGTGATGGCTTCGTGAATCAGCCTATCTTCTTCCGTCGTGGTTTCGGTGTGGATGTACTCCAACGCCTCCAGCGCCTGCTCTGCCGCTTTTCTCAGCGAGGCCATCACTTATCCTCCACGGAACAGATGATGCGAGTGCGGTTATCCTGTATGTGTCCGCGCTCCTTGCACTCCTTGGCGACCCCGTCGAAATGCCGGTAATCAAAGTGCAGCGCAGTCGCGCCGACAACTGCGTAAAAAATGACCACCAATGCAAAAACAAACGAACAGACACCACCAATAGTCTCGTTCATTACAGCCCCCTCCCGCTCGACCAGGAATCCTCTGCACGGCTGGCGTAATACGCCCCATCCGCGCACGACGGCACGGCTTCGTCCTCGTCGGCATCCCAGCCGCGCGGGAACAGCAGCGACATAGCGTACTGCCAGAGTTCCTCGAACTCGTCGTCATCCAGCGACCAGTCGTCGCCGTCGGCGTCGAAGACACGCACGAACAGGTAACCCGGCTCCTCGTTGTCGTTGTCGTCGCTCGGGCCGGTCTGGCCGGGATGCGGCGTGGTCCAGTCCAGTACTTCGACCGTGACCGGCGTCTCGTCAAGTTCCCAAGTAAATCGCATTCGTCGTTCTCCTAGTGTAGTCGTCTCGACAGTCCGCATCGCAAAACAGTCCGCGGTGCAGTTCTTCGTCGCAGTTATAGCACTTCCCGACCTCGCGCAGGGATTTTTTTCGCAGGCTGAGTGCTGCCCGCAGCGCGGCCTGCTCGGCTTCGTGGGCGGCGTCGGCTTCGTCGCTCACTTCATCACCTCCATATAGTCAATCCCCGAGTACCACAACCGCTGCCGCAGCAGGCGGAAGTCCGCCGCCTTCAGTTCCGACCCGCGCTTGATGTCGCCATCGAGCAGCGCGCGCCGGATGGCCGGTGCATCGGCCCCGATCAGCCATGCGTACAGCGGGAACGCCGAGTGCTTGCCGAACAGGAACCGCAGCGCCGAGAACGCGTCCGGGTCCATCGTGATCTGCGATGCCGTGCCTCGGCGCTCGGCCGCGTTCGGCGGCTTGACGCAGTCCCGGATTGCGTGCGCGATGACCGCCGCCAGCAGCCGGGCACAGGCGGCGTCGTCCTCGGTCGTCTGCTCGCGCGTGGACAGGAAGTCGATCACGATACCCTCCAGACGCGCACGATGCCGTCGGCAGTCTCACGGCATGAATAGCGACGGCCCAGGACTTTCCGCAAGGTGGCGGCGGTCTGGATCAGCTTACGCGACGACACGCCCGAGAAAACCCTGCTCTCGCCGGGCTCGAGTTCTTCCATTGCCACTCTGATTTCGGATGGCTTGTGCCCGGAGGATTTCGGCGGTACCGGGATGCCGGTTTGCACCGGGCCGATCTGCTCGGAGCGCAGCAGGCGTAGGTTGGTACTCATACCGCCTCCATTTCGGCGCAGACTTCGCGCAGGCGGGCGGCTTGGGAGAGGCATGCGGCGTACCATGCGGCGGCCCCTGCGGCGGCCCCTGCGGCAGCCTCTGCGGCGTCCCGTGCGGCGTCCCATGCGGCCCGTGCGGCGTCCCATGCGGCGGCCCCTGCGGCGGCCCGTGCGGCGTCCCATGCGGCGGCCCCTGCGGCCCCTGCGGCGGCCCATGCGGCGGCCCCTGCGGTCCGCAGATCTTCATCAGTCGCCAGCCCCTGCGCGTACCGTTCTGCAACATCCAGCGCGGCCAGACTGCGCGGGTCGGTCATAAGACTCTGAACCTGCCTAGCGCACCAGGCCGCGTAAAGCCTGATTTCGCGGTCATGCCCGGTCACTGCGCGCAGGCACCACAAGGCATCGTCCAGACCGTTGCTGTCGAGGATCGTGACGATGGACAACGGTTCGTCGTCGGCTTTTGTCTTGCCAAGATGCGTAAGCAGTTTCGTCCAGCCTTCCTCGCACGGGCCGTGCTTGCGGATGGCGTTAAGGGTGGTTTTCATGTCGTCTCCTGTTCACGCCGCGAGATTTCGCGGTCGATGTACTAGCGCGCCTTGTAGTGCCTCGGGTGATCGACGTTAGAACGGAATGTCATCATCGCTCACCGTCGGTGCCGGAGCCGGTGCCGCAGGCTCGTCCTTCGGCCGGATGCTGAACGTCAGCGCCGGCGCTTTCGGCTTCGCGTCCGGCTTGCGTTTCCATGCCGACACCCAATATTCGACGCCGCCGACATCCAGCGTGCCGGTGAAGTCCGGCTGGGTGTCGGTTTCCTTGCGGTCGTTCTTCCAGATGCTGCCTCGGTTCGTGTTATCCACGTTGTCTCCTTGCGTTGTAGACATGTCGCGCCCATGCGGCCGGGTTGCGGTAGCCCCGCATCGTGCCTAGCCGGATGAGTTCGTCCAGCGTCTGCGCCGACCCTTGCTCGCAAGCGCGAGTGCGACGCAGTGCGCTATGGTGCATTTCCTGCAACAGCCCGTCAACCTCTAAAACTTCGCGCTCGGTCGGCTGGAGTACTTGACCGCACTCGCAGATTCGGGTAGCGCGCGGCAGGATGCGGAAGCATTGCTCGCAGTGCCGCACCGGTACATCGTCCGGATCGCGGCTGCGACGGGACCGGCGCTCACCATACAGCGACCACTCGCGGTCGTCGGCCGGTAGCCCGTGTCGTAGCGCGTTTCCGGCGTGGTCGAGGATGATCGCCTCGGCCTTGCCCGGTGCCGGTCGCAGCGCGCGGCCCACCTGTTGCAGATACAGAGACAGCGACTGAGTCGGCCGCAGCAGGATCGCTGCCTCGATGCCGGGTACGTCGACGCCCTCGCCAAACAGGTCGACATTGCAGACGACGCGCGTATCGCCGGCGGAAAACGACCGCATGACCGCGTCCCGCTCGTCTCGCTTCGTCGTGCCGTCAACGTGCGCCGCATGAACGCCCGACGCCTGGAACTGCGCGGCGATATGCTGCGAGTGCGCGATGCTGACCGCAAATACTACTGCCCGCTTACCTGCCGCCAGCCGGTGGTAGTGATCGACGGCATCGCCTGTGATCGACGGTCGATCCATCGCCTCGGCCAGATCATCGGCGGCATAGTCCCCGCCACGGCGGCGCACGCCTGCGAGGTTAGGCCGAGACGGTGCGAACAGCCGATACTGCGACAGGTATCCGTCTGCGATCAGCGTCGCCACGGACGGGCCGTGTACGATGACGTCGAACCACTGAGACAGGCCGGTGCCGTCCAACCTAGCCGGGGTGGCTGACAACCCGATGTGGGTGCAATCGTACGCCGAGTGGATGGTCGACCATTGCCCTGCGGCCAGATGGTGCGCCTCGTCCCAGACGATGACGTCCGGCGGCGGCAGCGATGCCAGCCGACGCGCGAGCGTCTGCACGCCAGCAATCTGCACGGGGCGGGTCGCGTCGCCCGGAAAACCTGCGGCGACGATACCGGCGGCAATGCCAGCGCGCTGGAACGCAGCGGCAGATTGCAGGATCAGCTCGCGCCGGTGGACGACGAACCACGACCGCCGCCCGCGCTTTGCCGCCTCGGCCAGCATGAACGCGGTAAGTGCCGTCTTGCCCGCCCCGGTCGGCGCTTGGATCAGCACGCGCCGGGTGCCCGAGCGCAGATGGTCGCGGACGGTGTCGATGATGTCAGACTGATAGGGGCGGAGCGTGATCATCCGGCCACCTTTTGAATCCGTTCGCCAATCCAGCGCATTACTGGGACCGCCATGCTGTTGCCCAGCGCCTTGTATCGCGGCCCGTCCGGGCACTGCTCTGCGGGCTTGCCGCGCCACGGGATGGCGGTATAACCGTCGGGGAAGCCTTGCAGGCGTTCGCACTCAACGGGGGTGAGGCGGCGGACTTGCATGTTTTGTGCTCGAACAAAAAGCCCAGCTCCTCCTCGGATATGTTGATTTTCTAATCCAAGTTTGCTGCCATAGGCGGCGTTTAGAGTAGGGGCAATGCTTGTTGGCCATGGGAAAATCTGTCCCCCATCAACTTCTGGGATTCCCATACTGAATGGCCCTCTCGCAGTAAGCGTGCTGCAAACTTCAACAACCGTTCCTTGCCCGTTAGCTACGTTTGGCGAACTATTGTTGCTTGCAGCGCCTGCACCAAGGCAGGCGGCAATTCTGCTCTCCGGGTTTCTGCTCGGCGGAGGATTCCTGCGCAGGCTTTCGCGCTCAAAAAGAACCGCGACGGCAGGTCGCCAATCTCCAAGATATCCGACAACGAACACGCGGCGGCGGCGTTGTGGAACTCCGAAGTATTGAGCGTCAAGAACTCGGTATGCGAACCCATACCCGAGTTCGACCATGCCCCCGAGAATGGCACCAAAATCCCGTCCTCCGTTCGATGACAGGACTCCGGGCACGTTTTCCCAGACCAACCATCGGGGCCGCAGTCGTTGAGCAATCCTAAGATATTCAAGCGCCAGGTTGCCACGTTCGTCTGCCAGACCGCCTCGGAGTCCTGCAACGCTGAAGGATTGGCAGGGAGTTCCTCCGACAAGAACATCGATGTTTGCATACTGTCCTGCTTGGATCGTGGTGAAGTCGCCATGTAGCGGCACCTCGGGGTAGTGATGCGCCAGCACGGCGCGGGGGAACGGTTCGATTTCAGACAAGAATGATGCAGTCCATCCTAGAGGATGCCATGCGACGGATGCGGCTTCAATGCCGCTGCATACGCTGCCGTATCTCATCCGACCCCCCGCATAACCCGCCACGCCGCCACCCTCAGCGCCTCGGCAGCATCCGCCCCGCGTGCTTTCTTGACGCCGCCCAGGTACTCGCGACGGTCGCGGTGCGTGTCCATGCTGGCAACGTGCCGGGCCTCGCAGGCGGCGCGGTGCGCCTCGGTGTACGTCGGCGCAGGCGCGGAAGGCTGGCACGCCTCGCACGCACAGTTACTCATGGATCAAGTCCTCGGCTTTCAGTTTCAGCCGCCGCTCGCGTGCCAGCCGCAGGATGGTCGCCTGATGCTTCGACGGCACGGCCCCGCGCCAGCGTGCAACAGATGAATGCGAGATCCCGAGCGCGCGGCCTAGTGCGCGCACGCCGCCGAATGCGGCAATGATGCGTTGAGTGGACGACATGATGCCTCCCGGTGTGGTGACAATGCGACACTATCGCCCCGGTGCCGAAAAAGCAACGATTTCGATTGACACGCCGCGCGGGATGGTGCATTGTAGGCACCGCTGCACCCACAACAGGAGACGCCATGCAGATCATTCCCGACCTACCCGCCGCCGAGTACCACGCGCACCCGGCTGTGTCTAAATCCGTCCTCGACCGGGTTGCCATCAGCCCGGCCCATGCCCGCGCATATCTTGACGGCCAGCGCACCGAGACGACGCCCGCGATGGCGTTCGGCACCGCGCTGCACGCCGCCGTGCTGGAGCCGGAGCAGTACGCTCAGACCTATGTAACGTTCTCCGGCGACCGCCGGACGAAGCAGGGCAAGGAAGACTATGCCGCCCTGCAAGCCAGCGGTGCGACGATCATCGACAGCAGCGACGCCGAGCGCATCGCCGCCATGTCCGAAGCGATCCGCCGTCACCCGCTGTTCGTTGACGAGGGCATGCACGAGGCGTCCGTGTTCGACACCGACGAGGCGACCGGCCTCGCGGTCAAGGCACGGCCCGATGTCTGGATTCGCGAGCGCGGCGTCGTGTTCGACCTCAAGACGACAGAGGACGCATCGCCCGCCGGATTCGCCCGCTCGGTGGCGCGGTATCGCTACCACGTTCAGGCCGCGCATTACATGGCCCTGACCGGCGCGTCGCGGTTCGTGTTCTTCGCGGTCGAGAAGGCCCAGCCGTTTTGCGTCGCCGCCTACGAACTGGACGCCGACGCCCTGTCGGTCGGCCGCGCGCTGCGTGACCGCGACCTCGCCGCGATGGCCAGCGCGCTGGAGTTCAACACCTGGCCGGGCTACCCGGCGCAGATCACCACAATCAGCCTGCCCCGCTGGGCTGCAATGCAGGAGGTCGAGTAATGTCAACCGCAATCGTCCCTATCTCTGACATCGAACGCATGGCCGTCGCCGTGTCGAAGTCCGGGCTGTTCGGCGTCAAGACTGCCGAACAGGCCATGTCGCTCATGCTCATCGCGCAGGCCGAAGGTATGCACCCGGCCATCGCGGCGCGCGACTACCACGTCATCAACGGCCGCCCGGCCCTGCGCGCCGATGCGATGCTCGCCCGGTTCCAGGCCGCAGGCGGTAGCGTGCGCTGGCTCGAGATGTCCGATCGGCGCGTCGCCGCCGAGTTCCACCACCCGCAGGGCGGCACGGTCGAAATCGACTGGACGCCGGAGCGCGCGAAACAGGCCGGCATCCGCAACGAGATGCACAGCAAGTACCCGCGCCAGATGCTGCGAGCGCGCGTGATCAGCGAGGGCATCCGCACCGTCTTTCCCGGCGTCGTGGTTGGATCGTTCACGCCCGAGGAACTGCGCGATCCGTCGCCCGAGATCGCGCCGACGATGGACGAGGATTTGCAGTCGACGGCGCTCGCGCAGATCGCCGCGGCGGGCGACATGGCGGCGCTGAAGGCTGCGTTCGACGCGGCCACGAAGGCAGCGCGCAAGGCAGGCCAGCCGCTGCCGGAGGAGATCATCGCCGCAAAGGACGCCCGTAAGGCAGCCCTGTCCGCGCCGCCGCCTGCCGTCGAGGATGCCGACGTCGAGGACGTCATCTGATGACCTCGTGGGAGATCAGGCGGCTTGCCGAACGCCTCGGTATGCCCGAACCCTCCGCCGTCACGGTCGCGCTAGTCCGCGCGGCGGTGGCGGTCGAGCGGGACCGGGCGCATCGGATCGCGGCAACGTACGCCGAACATGACGCCATTGCTAATACCATCGCCACCAAGATCAGGAGTGCGAAATGAAAATGCAGGACTACATCACCTCGGAGCAGCGCATCGCAGCAGCTACCTCGCTTGACGCCAAGCGCCGCGCGTCAATCGAGCATCTGCGGTCGATCGGCCGGCTGATCATTGATCCGGGCTGCACTTGGCGTCCGCGCTCGGCTGCGCATACGGACGTCCGGATCACCTGGGCGGAGGCGCGCGAACGGGAAAAAAAAGCCCCGACCGAAGCCGGGGCGAATGACCACTAGGAGGAGACGCACGAAGCAGGGCTATTCTACGACCGCGCTGGCTTGTATGGCAACCCCTGCGCGGATCGTAGCGCCTTGAGCAGTTCGACGCCGACTTCCGGATCCCATGTAACGACCACGCGATCCGGGTGGTAATCCGGCAGGTGCGGCTGCAAGATGGTAAACGCCGCCGGTCCTAGCGCCTGATCGCGAAACCCGCGATCCCGAGCATACCGGTCGTACACCTTGTAGGATGCGACCTTCAGCGCATGGCAGACGATGCCGGTTGTCGGGTCTTTGACCACGCCATGCGCGGATTCGTGCCGGTGGCCTGCGACCATGATATGGTCGCGCACGCCCATCATTGCCGCCTTCATGGGGCCGTGAGCCGGATTCCATTGGCTGTGCCCCGCGAAGTCGTGCCGGCCGTTGATCCTGATTGGATCGCCGGCGGGAAAGTTAAGCTGTATGCGACATTCGGACGATTGGTACAACGTGCCAACGTCGCGGGCGATCCAGCGGATCGGAT